TTAAGAACCGGGTTACCTTCATCGTCAAGCTTAGACATATTGCTACTATGCACCCTGTTGAAAGCAGGATTAAAACTGCCCATAATGGCGTTAAAACTAATAATAGTCCCTGATAAAACATACTGTAAGTCACAAAGTTCTTTCAGTAGGTCAGCCCACTGCTCCTTTCCAACTGGTTTACCGTGTGTTAAAGTCATCTCAATCTTATTAAGTTCTGTACATACCTCTCCGCATTCTTCTATTAAAAGTTTCTCTCGTAGTTGTAAGAGACTAGCACGTGGTTGAGAACCTACGTCAGTCTTCATAGCACGATGAAACTCTGCTACTTTATCTTCTCTTGTGATTGTTCTCATTGTATGTACCATTTCAATGTATCTTTGTAATGTTGCTAGCATAATCTATTACCTGTCCTTCTGTTAAAGAACAACTTTCTAGTAACAACAAGGCTGCTTTCTCAAGAAAACGGTACTGTTCAGGGTAAGCTAAGTCCATCTCCATAACTATTAAACGTACTTGTTCCATACGTCCTGCTAGAAGGTCAGGGGGATAGAGCATAGGGAGTGAGTCGTCTTCATAATTGTTCATAAGTCTTCCTCTTCTGTTTCTTCGTTAAAAAGGTAGCTTAACTCATCGAACAATATAATATTATTATACACTGTATCCATGACCATGTCAAGCAACTCTTCTGTACTCATGTCTAAGCGTTCAACAACCTCAGCTGCTGTGTACTTGTCTACCATTAACATACGTAGCTCATCTATATCTATCACATTATTTCTTCTTACCTCCATACTCTTTCTTGATTGCCTTTATAGATATAAACTGTGGGTCATAACAACCGTTCTCTATCTCTCTCTTGACTACTACACCAGACCACCACAACCCCTCACTCTGAGCGTTGTTCCAGCCTGACTCATAGTCTTGATAGACACCACATACTAGACCCATGATACGTTCATTAGCAGCATTAGTATCAGTAGCAAAGTCTAACGTGTGAGTATGTCCTGCTGTGGTAGACATATGTTGTTTATTTAACAAAGACTTAGCAGGATTTTCTCCACCTACAGGACGGCCCATGACACCACTTGTAAAGTAATGACTATAAGCAATGCGATCCACCACCACAGTCTTAAGGAAGTCGTGTACTTCCCATCCATACTTAGCGTACCCCAAGTCATCCACACTAATAGTGCCATCAAGGATAGCATCGCTACTAACAGCTCTATTAATTCTATTTTCATGATTACCCTCACACATAACAAAGCGAGGCTTCTTCTTCTTAGCCTTCTTTATAGGTTCAAACATACGCTCTTGTGCATCCAGTACAGAGTCAACATCCTTTCTGTAGCGTCTACCTTCAAAGCCTTTAGTGCCTCTGTCGTAGGTACTTAGGCTAGGCATGTCAGCCATGTCACCTATGTTTACTACGACATCAGGCTTAACATCCATGATCAACTTACCTAGCCACTCAAACCTATTGTTGTTATGGTCAGGGTGAGCGTGTGAGTCAGGGATAATAAGGTGTGTCTTACTCATCTATCCATCCTTTCGGTATTAGTTTGTCTGCGTACTGGAAGCCATGATTAGTACACCAGTCAGAGTACATAGTCCTACTTCCTTTGTACAGTTTAGTTCTAGAGTTTGTGAAGACAAAGCGTATATCGTAGTGAGGCTGCTGCTCTCTTACTAGTACATGCTTCTTACGATCTTCACGATCAAAGATACCTTTAGTCTCAACGATGATGCCATTAGACAGCACGAAGTCAGGTGTGTATGTATGGTATGACTCAGGTTTAGTGTACTTAATCTTCATCCCTTCATACTTAAAAGTTACTTTGAGTTTAGTTAGGTACTCTGCTACCTTCTTCTCTAAGCCACTACGATACGTACCTACAGCCCTTCTACGTCCTGTCCATTTAGCCATGTTACTCTATTATCTCCTGTACCTTAGGTTCTTTCTGTACCTCAGTTAACCACGTAGGTTTATTTTTATACAAGAACAAACGCAAGCCATCACCATTATTAGAGTCACTCCAACACGTAGTCTTGTGAGCACAGTAAGAACAGTTAACACCAAGCTTCATGTTGCCTGACTCACCCATAGGCACAGACGCATAACAACGTGGAGGTGGTGTATCTTTAGCTACTGCTTTCTTCATGTGGTTGATACGTTCGACAGGATCAATACGCTCTTCCTTAGGTACTGGCATATAGCACAGCTTACCTAAGACTTTATCCATGACAAGAAATCCCGCATCTGGTGTTCCTTCCGCATGAGCATACGCACTAATCTGTGCAATGTATCCGAATTTATCATCTTCCTTAAGAGTACCTTCTTTAAATTTCTTAAAGCTAAATGAAGACGCACTCTTAATGTCAACCATAGCACCGTCGATCTTACAATCAATGTGACCTTTAATACCTCCAATCTGTACTTCATGTTGTTCATGTGTAACTTCATGCCCTGCCTCCTTAACAAGGTAGATAAGTAAAGCTTCTATAATATCACCAAATAAAAACTTAAGCCGTGTATCAGGTGTTAACTTTTCTTGTGTAGAGTTACCATTAATGTCATACCATACCTGTCTGTCACCTTTACCTATGTTAGACATACGTAAATGATTAGCACGGTTACGGTTAGAAGGACTCAACTGTTTAAGTATAGCTTCCTTCATGTCCCATAAGAAAGAGTCAAGGGTGTCAGGGTTAGGTACTACACCCTTATCCATTACTTCATAGATGTCCTCAACTACAGTGTTTATAGACTTACTCATCTTACATTTCCTTTCTCTTAAAATTGTAGTACTACCACCTCTTCACTACACCTGAGGACAATTACGTGGTCCGTTACTACCTCAGCCCAGTTAACATTTACTTACTCGTCTATAAACTCATCGATCTCAAACGGTATGCTATCATAAGTCTCATCCTCATCGATGTTGTCTCCTTCAACATCATCTTTAGAGTAGATAGATAACTCAGTAACAACAACCTTGTTAAGACCTACACCCATACCGTACTTAGCTACGTTCTGATGGTTATAAGTTTGGATGGTAGCTTTAACTCGACTGCCGTTACCTATAGCTGGTATATCTACAGGGTCTACGTTCTCATTGAAAGATACCTTGATAGGAAACTTAGACTTACCTACAATGAATTGCTCCTTGTCATCATAGTCTTGGTTCTTATGAGGATCAGTCTTAACCGTAACACCTAGCTGTGTTAGAGCCTTAGCTGCTTTCTCTGACAGGTTACCTAAGTCTGCTTGATACTTACCAGACATATCGTTTACGTTAGCCATGCAGTTCCAGTAAAGAGTTGCATTAAATGTAATAGCCATAGTGTTTCTTCCTTTATTTAAAGTGTTTATAGTATTAGTATAACTCAGTAGTATTAGACTGTCAACAACTAATGTGTCTCTGCCCAATTATTTCCAGTCGTGTACTCAGCATCCAAGGGACAGTTCAGTTTGAAGTGTACCCCTGCCTGAATAATAGACTGCTTAATTAACTCGCCAACTTCTATAGCGTGTTCCTTCAGTACTTCCACTTGGAACTCATCGTGAACTACTGCTACCTGTCGAGCATCTAGCTTACGTTGTTGTACCCAGTGGTGCCATAGTATCATAGCGTACTTCATGATACATGACTCAGCTCCCTGTAAGTAGCAGGACAGGGCGAAGTGTGCTGACTTAATCTCTATGTATCTTTTGTCGAGTCCGACCAGTCTCCCAGTTCTAGCTGACTCTGCTGCTTGCTGTTTAAGGTTAGCAAGAGCTGGGAGGCTATCGAGGAAAGTCTGTTTAACTCTACGTCCATCTGTTGCAGTTCCGTTTGTAATAAGGCCAACCTTCTCATCACCAGCACCGAGTAGCCACGCATAGATAAAAGTTTTTGCGACTGATCGTCTACTGTGTTGTCTATGTTCTGCATCGTATTCTCCTTTGTCAATACCCATTGCATCTAGGTTCTTCTCATGTATGTCACCATTGACAACCTCATG